ATGGATATGGAAGCTACAAAAGCAAAAGAACAAGAAATTGAAAACCGTAAAGATACTCGTATCCAAATGGAAGGTTCTCAGCAAAGTCAAATGATAGATCAAAGAAAAAATGATTTATTACCTATTGATTTTGAAGAGCAAAGTAAAGAACAACCGGGCCAAATGGCACCGCAAGTTTAAATTTTAATTATTTAATTATATTATATTATGTCAGAAGCAAAAACAAATGAACCTGTTAAACAGGAAGGAGACTTTAAAATAAAGTCTAAAAAGAAAACACCTAAGAATTTAGGATCGGTAGACAAAGAAGTTATAAAGGTTAATATTAAAGAGCCTTTAATAGAACTACCAGCAGATGTAACAAAAGTTATAATACCTAAAGACGTACTAAA